ACTAGACCCTTGGTGACGTTCACGCCGATATCGTGGAACACCCGCGACGGGGAGAAGATCCCCAACACCTTCAGCACCGGCCCCGGCACGACCGACTTGATGAAGCCGGTGATCGAGCTGGCGATCCACGAGCCCATCGACTGGATGCCGTTCCACAGGCCCTGGATGATCGAAACCCCGGCGTTCCACAGCCACTTGCCCGCATCCGCGAACCAGCCGAGGATCCGGCCCGGCAGCGCCGACAGCCACGACGCCGCATGCTCGCCCGCCGACACGATCCACGAGAACGCGGTCTGGGCCGCGTGAGCCAGCGTCGAGAACGCCGAACCGATGCTCTCAGCCGCAGGCTTGATCGCGTTGTCCCACAGCCACGTCGCGGCCTTCGCGATGCCCTGGAACGCGGGCTCGAACACGTTGTGCCACAGCCACAGCGCGATCACGGAGATGCCCTTGAACGCCGCGTTCACGAAGTCGCGGAACCAGCCGACTTTTTCGTAGCAGAGCACCAGGATCGCGATGATCGCGATGACGGCCAGGACCACGAGCATCAGCGGGCTGGCGTCCATCGCCAAGTTCAGAAGCCACTCCGCTGCCGCGGCGGCCTTCTCGGCGATCGCCGCCCCGAACGCTGCCGTCTTCTCGATGACCATCGACCCGGCCTGCTTCAGGGCCGCGCCGGTCGCGAGTGTGGCCTTGGCGACGTACTCCCAGGCCATGAGCGCGGCTTGCTTCAGGCCGTTCGCGACCCCCGACAAGCCAGTTGTCAGGCTGGACCAGGCTGTTGATGCTCCCGCCGATGCGGCGTTCGCGATTTTCCCGCCGAGGTCGGTTGCGAAGCCGCCGATCTTGGTGAACATGTCGCCGACCGACGACCAGGCCTGGGCCACTCCGGAGGCGGCGGTCTGCGCGGTGGAGGTGATGCCCGACCAGGCAGTTGACGCGGCGTCGGCTATACCCGAGAACAGCTTCCCGGCCCCGGCCTGCAGGCCCCGCCAGACCTCGCCCGCCTTCGATGCGCCGTTGACGAGCAGGTCTTGGACGCCTCGCCAGGCCTGCCCCGCCTTCCCGGCGATCTTGACGAGGCCGTCCTGGACCGCTCCCCAGGCGGTAGTGAAGGCCTTCCCGATCCCGGATCCGATCGACGACCAGGGGATCTTCATGAACGCGTCCTTGATCTTGCCCGCGTTCGTAGCCAGATCAGATGCTGCCTTCTTCAGCCCGTCGAACGTCTTGCTGATGTTCGAGACAGCGCTGAACGGGAACCCGAGCAACTTGCTGGCGAGCTCGGTGATGCTCGTCGCCGCCTTGATCCCGCCGATCACAGTCAACTTCGCGGCCAGGCCGGCGAGGATGACCTCGGCGAAGAACTTCACCAAGCCCTGGTTGTGGGCCAGGAAGTCCGTGAAGCCCTTCAATGCCGGGCCGACGACGTTCGCCAGCAGGCCGCCGATCACGACCAAGGCACCCACGAAGGCCGTTCCGAAGACCTGCAGGACCGGCTTCGCGGCCTTCTCCAGATTCCCGAACGCCGTCGCCGCATCGTCGCCGAACTTCCGGAAGTCATCGGCGATCCCGCGCACCGTCTGGCCCAGCTTCTGCCACCCCGTCAACGCCGGAGGCGCTGCTGCCGCCCCGGCACCTTCCTGCAGGCGCGCGCTGCGGCCCGTGGCGACCGGCGCCGCCTTCGTGGCGCTCCCGGTGAACCCGGACGCGATCCCCGACAGGGCACTCGCGAAGCCGTGAACCACCGGCGAGCCCTTGTTCTCCAGCAGGCTGATGAAGTTGGACACCTGTGGGATCAAGAACGTGCCGATGCGGATCATCACCGAGTCGAACCCGGCCTTGATGTCCGCGAACTGCTGCGACAAGGTGTGCTGCGCCGTCTGCCACGCCGACGCGAAGCCGTTAGCCCCGCCGACCATGGCCGGGTACTTGGAGTTGAACCGGTCGACCTGATCGACGAGTTCGCCCAGGCCGATGCCGGCCTTCTTCCCGAAGACCTCGGTGATGACCTGCCCGGTCTGCGCCGTGGTCACCCCCGCCGCGTGCAGGTGGTTGACTAGGTCGTTGATAGCGAGCTTCAGGCCGCCCTTCTGCATGTCGGTAGACAGGGTGGTCTGAGTCAGCCCCAGCCTTTTCAGCTCCGCGCCTGCCGTCGACAGCGGCACCGAAAGGGACTGCACCGTCATGCGCAGCTGCGTGCCGGCGGCGGCGCCTCGCATGTTGTTGTCGCCGAATACCGCGAGTGCTGCGCCGACGTCGTCAATGCTCAAGCCGTACGTTTTGACGGCGCTCACGGCGCCAGTACTGAACGCGTCAGCGAGGTTCTGCATGGTCATGTCGCCACTGCCGACGATGGCATTGAGGACACCCATGGCCTGGGAGTAGTTCTGCACCCCCGGGATTCCGCTGGTGATCGCAGCGCCCAAGGCGTTGGTCACGTCCACCAAGTTCGCGTGGCCCACGGTGGCGCCCTCGGCGGCGGTCTGAAGCATGTTCAGGGCCTTCTGCCCGGTGATGCCCATCGTCCCGAACGAGGACTCGATGTGAAACAGCGACTCCGCAAGACTGTCCGGGGACTGCCCGACCTTCCCGGCAAGGTCTAGGACGCCATTGCTCAGCTGCTTGATCTGGTCCTGGGGGACGCGGGCCTGCGTCGCCAGTGTCGTCATCGCTGACTGAAAATTCGACGCCATCTTGATCGACTCGTAGCCGACCGCCGCAAGCGACAACGGCAGAGCGGCCTTGATCAGGCCGCCGATCTCGCCCAGCCCCAGGAACTTCGAGCCCATGCCCTCAGCGGCCTCGCCGGACTCCACAGCGGTGGCCTTGACCTGCGTACCCATCTCTGCCAGCGACGCGCGGACCTCCGCCGACGCGGCGGCGATCTCCACCGCAGCCGCCTGCATGGAGGCGACGATCTCCTCACCCATCGCCGTGAAGCCGACACCGACACCGCGCGTCGACTCGTCCATGCCAGCCAGCGCCTCGGTGGCGCTCTCGGAGGCGACACGCACGGAGTCGGCCATCGCTTGCCCGGCGGCGTCGATGCCATCGAACGATGCTGAGCACGCCTCCGCGGCAGCCTTCGCGGCGTCGGAGAGTGCGGTGAGCCGGTCGACCGCATTGGTGATCATGCGAAGGAAACCCGCAGCCGACCCGCCCAACTGCACCATGATCGGAGGGATGTCGGCCACGAGCGCACCCCCTTCAGGTCATGCGCTCAGGGCCTTAGCCCACGCCGTCTCGAAACTGGACTTGATCAGCCCCGACGCCACCGCCGTATCCACCGCCGGACCCAGATACGGGCGCGGCGGAAGATACGACCTCAGGCCGCGCCCGGCCCAGCCGCCCGTCTCCTGGATCCGCGAATAGACGAGCCCCGACGAGATCTCACACATCCACCCCGACAGCCCGTCCGGGTGCGGCAAGCCGACCTTCACCGAGCTCCACAGGGTCCCGTCGATCCGCGCCGGCGGTTCACCGCGGGGCGATGGCGTCGGCGTGCCCCGGGCGTGGGAGCGCTTGCCCAGGTTCACCCGGGCCTGGTGCTGGATCGCGTGGCCACCCGCATACACCGCGTCGGCGGTGCCCCGGTCGACCTTGGCCTCCATCGCCTTCAATGCGGCGATGGCCTCGTCGAGGCCGCGAAGAGTGATCGTGACTGGCACGGGCCGCCCCCAGTCAGTGGGTTCGCTGCTTGGCTTCCATCTCCCGCTTCGACTTCTCCTGCTCCCGTTCCTCCGCCTCCGCGATGAGACCGAGGAAGTCCATGCAGTACCGACGCACATACATGGGTGCCTCCTGGAGCTGGGCCCAGGACCAGCGCATGCGCCGCATCAGCAGGAAGTCGACCCACTCCGCAGGCGGAGGCTCGATGCCACCCCAGGTCCTTCCGAGGATCGACTCCACAGGCATAAGTACGTCCTCGAAATACGGCGACCCGGGGGCTACTGAGGGTTTGCCACGTCCTTGATCTGTTCCGCCACCCTGAGCATGATCGTCATCGGCATCTGGGCGACGGTCTCCGGACTCGGCTTGCCCAGGGGCTGACGCTCTCGCGACTGGAGCTTCGCCAGCAGATCCTCGATCGGCTCGTCGCCGTCGAGGACGACGTCGGAGAGGTCGTCCTCGACGGGGAAGACGTTGCGCCACGCAACGATCAGGTACGCGAGGATGTCGTTCATTGCCTGCGAGCGAATCCCGGCCTCACCGTCGGCCATGGCCGCAGCGCGCTCCATCAGCGCCGGGGACATCAGCTGCGGGTTGCGGATCAGCACGGAGCAGCCGTCGGCGAGCTCCGGGAACGTGAGAGGGATGTACGGGTCCTTGTAGCCGGTGCCGGCCATGGGTGTCTCCAGGATTGGGGGCGTGGGAGGGCGTTGATCCCCGGTCGTGCCGCACGCCCTCCAAGACGGGCACGACCGGGGAGATCGGCTGGCGTCAGTACGCCGCGCTGGTGAAATTTTTCAGGACCGCCTGCACGCTGCCGCCGTCGGTGGCGTTGAAGATGCCGTTGACCGTGAAGTCGGCGACGACGTACGCGCCGGACACGTCGGGCTTGCCCTTCGACCAGCCGCCCTGCGTGGTGGTGACCGTCAGGGAGCAGCCGCCCGCGTCGACGCCTGCGCCGACCGGCTGGGTCATGGTCATCGAGGTGGGGTTGTTCTGCAGGGCCTGCAGGTACAGGTTGTAGTCCGTGTCGGACTCGTAGATCGCCTTGTACGTCAGGTCGGCGTCCAGGACGCCGGAGAACACCTCGCGCGGGTTCTGCGAGCCGTTGCTGGCGTGGATCGCCTCGGTGGCGCGCTTGAAGTTCATCGCGTACGACAACCCGCGGGTGCTGCTCGCACCGGCGTTCGTCATCGCGAACTGCCAGCCCAGGAAAGGGGCAGGCTCGGAGAACGTCGGCGTCGCGGTCTGGATCGCGGGCGGCCAGCCGGTGAACTTGGCGTTCATCGTCGCCATCTGCTTCGGGTCGACCGTGAGGGTGACGTCCGAGAGCATGCAGCCGGTGTAGCCCCACACCTCGTACGCGTTGAAGTTCGCCAGCGACCAGGTCGGCTTGGCCGTCGACGAGGACTGCTTGAAGGTGTGCGTGGTCTGCGAGACGACCGCGACGGCGCTGTTGTGGGCATAGGTCAGGCCGCCGGCCGGGGTGGTGATCGGGATCGTGTACGGGCCTGATCCGGACGGCGTGCCGGTCACGGCGTACTCGACCTTCGTCCCCGTGTCGATCATGATCGTGGAAGATGCCGGGATCGACGCAGCCACGGAGATGGACGTCGCGCCCACGATCGACGACGACGACAGCGTGGTGCTGGTGCCCGCGGTGACGGTGTCCGGGCCGATGATCCGCAGCGCGTACCCGATCGAGTCCGGGTAGGCGGGGAAGTCGAGGTCGACCGCGGACTGCCCCGGGCCCTGGTACAGGCCCTGCAGGTTCGAGTCGTTGTTGCGGTACGACAGATCCTGCAGCTGGTCGTACTGCGCCTCAAAGTCGATCTTCGTGCAGGGCAGGTAGTACGTCGACGCCGCCCACGTCCCCTGCGTGGACTCTTTCGCCAGGCCCACATATCCAAGCCGCCCGAGCAGTGTCACTGCGGCTCACCTCCCTCGGTGTCCGCAGCGCCCGCGCGCTTCTTGGTGGTCTTCGGTTCCGGCTGCTCGACGTCGACGGCGGTCCAGCCGTCCAGGAGAACCGGGTGGTCGGTGGTCTCGCCGGGCAGTACCTGGCGGACAGGCTCGTCCGTGAACGTCCACGGCGAGCTGGTGGTATTGCGCTGCAGCACGGGGCGCTCCCAGACAGGCAGGCGGGCATGGAAATGCCCCCGACGAGGCGGGGGCGGTGGAGGGCGCTGCGGTTGGTCAGCTGGTGTAGTCCCGATCCGACGCCGAATAGGTGACCGTCGCTTCGAGTTGAGCTGTCGCTGCGGCCTGGGCCGCGTCGGAGAAGTCCACGGCGATCAGGCACGGGTCCTCGGCGACCTCCAGGAACTGGGCGCCGTGGGTGTGGTCGAGCGGGAACGCGTTGACGGGGCCGATGATCCGCCGGATCACCAGCTCGACCGCGTTGTCCAGGGTCTGCTGAACGGACTCCCAGTCGCCCGTCGTCGACGAGAGGGGCCAGATGATCCGCAGTCGGAACGTGTACTTGTCCATGCGCCGGTTGAATCCGAATCGGTCGGACTCGACCCGCCCGCGGGTCACGTACAACTGGTTGGTGCGCGTGGCTGGCGAGCGCGGCCAGTACGCCTGCAGCACGTCGAACGGGCCGCCCGAGCTGGACAGGAGTGCCGGGAGCCCGTCGTTCGGGTTGTAGGCGGACAGCCAGGATGTTTCCCGGACTACCGCATCGGCAGTGGTCACCAGGTCACCTCCTGCGGCGCTTCCGGATGGTGATGTGCTTGTGGATGCGGATTCGCTGCGGGTGGGGCCGGTGCATGTGGGCGAGGCGTTCGTGCCGGTTGGTGTTCCAGCGGTGGTGGACGAAGTGCACGGGGCGCTTGTTCAGCCGCTTCTTCCGGGCGCCGAAATGCGTGCCGAGTTTGCGGTTGCCGCGTGGTCCGAGGTGGTGCCGGACGGCAGCGTGCCGGACGCCTCGGCGGCGATGCACGGTCGCGTGCCCCGTGCTGCGCTTGCGATGGTGTACCACGGCGTGACGGCGGTGCGTGGTCGCCTTGCGCTTGTGCTTGAGGTGGTAGCCCTTCTTGCGGTGCACCTTGTGCGTCAAGTGCCGCTTGTGCTTGAGGTGGTAGTGCTTCCTCTTGTGCTTCAAGTGGTAGTGGCGTTTGTGCGTCGACTTCTTGCGGTGGTGGACGCCCTTGCGGTGCTTCCCCTTGAGCGCCTTGCTGATCTTCGCGCGGGCCTCCGCCGACAACGGATGGCCCTTGTGCCGGTGGTGCTTGCCCTTCAACGCCCGCGAGAGCTTCGCCCGGGTAGCGGCCGACATCGGCTTCCGGCGCCGAGCCACAACTACGACCGAACGTACGCGTCGAGGATGTTCACGGCCTTCTCCCGAAGCATGTCCGGGTCATGGCCCGACGGCAGAGGATCCAGCTCGTTCGCCGCGATCGACGCGGCCATGTACTTGGCCGCCCGCACCAGGTCAGCCGGGATCGTCTGATACCCGCCGTCGTACGTCAACTTGATCGTCGAACCGATCGGCATGAACAAGCCGAGTTGGAAGAAGACATGGCCCGTGTCGGTGGCCGTGTCCAGGAGTTGCGCCGCCGACACCGTCTGCGTGCCGCCGTACGACCGGATGATCGTGATCCCGACGTTCGCGTACTCCCAGTACTCCGGATGCCGGGGCGCGTACTCGTTCAGCCAGCAGTGCCGAACCAGCGTCGACGCACCCAAAGCCAGCGCATACGAGCGCCCCAGCGTGCCCTGCAAGTCCATCGGCAGGTTCGCGCTGTCGGCGTACTCGTCCGGGTCGATGCCCTCCGCCCTGTGCGACTCCGTCAACTGCGTGAACGGCGCCAGGCGGCGGTTGACCTCGCCCTCGCACTCCCGCGTCGCCTCGACCATCAACTGGTCCAGGTCCGCCGGGTCGAAGTCCCGCACGAGGTCGGCGAAGCGGCCGGAGAGCATCTGCGCGGAGGTAGCGAGCGGGGTCGGCGCGTCAGTTCCCACAGCTCACCTCCGGGCGGGTCAGGGCTTGGCGGTGCGGGGACGGCCGGGGCGCTTCGCCGGGGCCGGGCTGGCATCGAGTTCGGGCTCGGGCGCGACCTCGGACAGGTCGGGGAGCGTGTCCGGCTCGCTGACCTCGGCAGCCTCGGGCTGCGCTTCGGCGACCGTGAAGCCAGCGTCGGGAATGGCCAGGAGGGTCATGGCCTGGTCGTAGTCGACTTCGACCACCGAACCGTCCTCGGGCCAGGTGTGCCCGAAGGAGTCGGCGCCGGCCGAGGCCTTGCGAAGGGGAACGGTGGGCATGAAGGACTCCGTCAGTGGATGGGGCGCGGTGGCACGACGCACGGCCGTGCCA